GCTCAAAAAGAGCTAAACGCAGAGATTGACGCGGTTGCCGATGGTGCTTTTGAGTGGGTTGACTGGGATTTGTCAGACGACGACGAAGAAACCACGGATTATTAGGTGCAAAAATGTGTTACCTTAACACTATATGTGATTTTTCTCCGATCCCCCTTGCCCTTCTTGCGACTGAGTCTCAATCTCGCGCCCGCTCGCGCTGATAGTAAGGGGTAGGGGCACGTAGTGCCACTAGACTTCCTCCTCGTCCACCTTGGGACACCAATGGTGCACCGCTAGTGCCCTCTGAGTGCCTCGACGAGCCAGCCACGGGTGCTTGCGCGTGTCCGTGTTTGCTGGGGTTTTTTGCTAGCTTCTGTACACGAGAGCACCGCAAGACCCAGCTGGAGCGTAGCGGAAGCCGGGTCGAGGATGCGGGGCTACACGCTGAGGGCACAAAAAAACCCTAGGCATCCGAAGACACCTAGGGTTGGAATAGCAAGCTCCTCTGAATCTACAGAAGTCCAGAAGTATCTAGAACATCGCAGTAACGGTCACCATCCGTGCCCGTATACAACTCAATATACACTACGGCTCCAAGCTCTATAGTCGGCTCATCTACGCGGTTCTTTACCCAAGCATCACGAACGGCTGGCATACCTTGCTCATCAATATACACAACATCACACGCCCATTTCTCTGCGGGCTTCTTTGAACCTTTCGGTGCACCATTGCGCCACTGCGTTTTTACACGCGCTTTAGTAACTACACGGTTCTTATCTACTACGACTTCATTTGTTTCTGTATTATTCATATGTATAAGTGCTTCATATTTTCGGGAAGCTACCGATTTAGTATTAACAACCACAAGCAGACATGCTCTCTGGTCACCAAGACCCAGAGAGTATGACGCATAGGTACACGCATAGGTACACGCATAGGTACACGCAGAGCTGTGCATGAGGTGCACGATGGGGAACATGTGTGGTGTGTATGTGTGGGCGCGTTAGCGCTACTATGTTAGGGACGCCTACGATAAATGATAGTAGGTGAGGACTACAAAAAAACCCTAGGCATCCGAAGACACCTAGGGTTGTGTTGGTTGTTATGACTACGACGACTTATCCACGATACACTCCGATAGCATCTGTTTTAGATAGCTGAGTGACTATGTTGCGGATACGAATACTAGGTGCGATACCATCCCTTTGTTTTAAGGATAGTAGATGGTTTACTGTAACCTCATCTAATTTGATTGTGATTGGTTTAGGAGTTACTTGTGTGTTGTCTGATGACAGGTTCATAATATTATATGTATATTTTGGTTTATGTGTATATTAGTGTATTAAAAGCCATCGCTATGTGACGGCTTGCAAGTGTCATTAGCATATATATAAATATAGACCATAGTATTATAGTGAGTATGACGCCCACTGTTACGCTAGTATGATTGTATCATTGTTGTATTAGGGTTACTAAGTGCATTGGCTTTGAAGTATAGCCATGCGTTGGTGATGTCGCCGTTATCTAACTCAACGGGTATTTGTTTCCGTTGGTAGTGCCATGGGACACCTTCAAGTGTGTCTAGTGAATCGCGATCTTCTATTTTATCTACTTCGTATACTTCAATGCGTACGTTGTGACCTTTACCAGCTTCGTCGAACATATACGGTAGGCTGGATGATATTTGCAGTGGATACTTGTTTATAGTGTAGCCTGTGCTAACTAACTTCATGCCAGTGTTGAATCTATCGTAGTTTCTACCGCCTCCTTTAAGAGTGCCGTAGACTGCAACTTTGTTGTTGTTTTCCCAGCTAGGATAATCTGTATCTGAATACCAATTATCGTAGTAGTCGTCTTCGTATAGGGGGTCACTACATATAGGTTCTTTTGCTAGATGACCGCTATATCTAGTGGTACAACTGGTTGATTTTTTACTATATGATGTGAGTGGTTGTGAGTATTTACCTGACCAGTTGTAGTGACCAGATGTGTAACTCGTTCCGTAACCGATGTATTTAGCGAAACAGTCTGATTTGCTGTAGTATACACCTTCTTTTTTGTGCCATTTGCCGTGGCGTGTTACGTTGCCGTCACCGTCTACGAGTGCAAACCGTGTTTCTGTGAATGATAGCATTGCATCCCAGTGTTCTTCTGGTGTATTGCTTAGTATATCACATACTACTTGAGTGTCGCACTTGTCTTTTGATCCTAGATCAGCAACAGTGCCGTTACTGAATAGCCAGCGTTCTGGTTTGTCTATAAAGAACGGGTGACAGTTATCTAGTATGACCGGTCCTTTGGTTGCATACCTATAGTGTGCTACGAAGGGTCGCTTTACTTCTAGAAGTGTGCGCGCACGTTCATAGTCCATTGTTGTGATACATTCTAGATCGTCTAAGTAAACGATACCGAATCCGTCTGGGTTCTTAGTCTCCGCATTATCTATGTAAGTGGGATTAAGGCTTGTTTTTGCTTTTGGTTTATGTATTATTAGGCACATTGTATTATACTTCTGTGGTTTCTATTGTGTTGTTATGGGCTACTTCTAGAGCTTCTGAATTTAGAAGGTCGTCGTGTACATCCCATGAGTTTTGGTTTTGACTCCATTGACGTTGTGCGTCTGTGAGTAAATGTCTAGGTCCTTCTGATTCTTGAGTGCGTAGATACTGAAGGATACTTGTTAGGTTAACTGTGGGGTCGTCGTCGAGCCATGCTTGGAACTGGTATGCATTGATTACCGTAATTTTTAGGTCATCAATACGATTTTTGTATGCTGGTTCTAAGAAGTCTTTTATATCCCATAATAAGAATCTAATTTTTTTGTAAACATGTGAGTCGTAGAACTCTGATCTGAAACACGGATCATATTTGAAATTACGATATAATGTTTGTGTTCCAAACTCTACATCTAATCTACTGTTAACAGTATCCATAGTATTTATATATTGTTCTCTGTTTTCTACATAGTTATATATATGGCTGAATAGATGTTGGAACAGTTTGAATCTGCGTAGTAGTTGTTGCTTGTTGTTGATGCGACTTGGTAGTCTGAATTCTACACGACGTGGGCTGTCTTTCATAACAACAGCTCCATACCGTTCGTGGTTACCTGCACGTAGTTTTTTGTTATAACTACTGTAAGTATTTCTTAGTCGTTTTTTATACATGCTATATATAGGACCTACGAATTTTGATATGTCACTTAGCTCTATTTGGTAGTCACATATGTCATCTTCTTTGAAGGCTACATTTGTATGACCACCGCAGTCGTAAGTGGTTTGCTCGTCTACGTAGTCTGATGCTACTACGTGTGCTTGGAATGTATCAAAGTCACCAAGGTTGTATATGTTGGTTACACCTTCTACGCCACAGCTACTGTCTGTTTCCCAGTGACTGAATAGTGGTTGTGTTTCTACTGCTTGACCACATCCTCGTTTACCATTTACACTTGTTTTTTCTACTTCAAATCCGATTGTGAATTTGTTTAGTCCTTCTACATCTGTGCGTGCTGTTGATGTGTTTGATAGGTCAATAGGCTGTGGACCGCGGTGGTAGTCGTTGATGTAGTCACGAGTGTTTCGTGTTTCACCATATTCGTCATGGCTATCTCTACGTGGTGCGTCTTCATGATAGTAACAATCGTGCTGTTCGTCGTAGTTACAGTGTTCTTCTAGGAAGTGTTCTTCATAGTGATCACAATACCTGATTGAATCTGATTGCGGTGTGTATGCACAGTCGTCAACTATTATTGGTAGACCTTCATTATTTTGTGCAAATAGTTTTTCTATAAGCATATACGGCATTACTTCGTATATATTATTTAATGTGCGGTCATGAAAATCAACACCACTTATTCTTTCAAACCATTCATATTCCATACGTAGCGAATTTACATAGTACAAGCCATCTATTATTGTACCTATTTGTCGTGCCATGTCTACATGGTATATTTTTGTTTGTCTTGGGTTAACAATTACTAGTCTGTAGTTATGTAGCTCGTTTGCATAACGATCTTGTGGTATATTTTTATACTCACCATTTTGGTCTATTACTCGTATATATGGTCTTTCTGATATGCTTTCTACACTATGTATAGGTTTGCATACTTCTGCACACACATTATCTATTTCTGAATCTCTGCGTGCTCTGAGAAACTCAAACACATCTCTAGTTTCATAGAATTTAGTATAGTGTCCGATGTCTCCTGTTGATTGTGCTTCTGTGTAGTCGTAATACATTTTATTATATTGGTTTATGTGCGAGCCAGCCAGCCACCGTGACGGACTGCCCTCAACGAAGTGGGCAGACCGACAAAGGAAAAGAGAGGAAGCTTAAAAAGCATTGAAGAGTTAAGACGTAAGAGCCGAAGCGTTACTTTAGTGTAATGATGACGACGACTATTAAAACAAATTATATTGTGTTTTAGGCTTGACAGCTGTTATTTAGGGGACACTTATAAGTGTTTAAGGGTTTAGGGTTTATAACGTCTACGTCATCTAGCTATAGTTAATCTTATGGTGCACTCTTAGTGTTACTCATGATAGTTGTCGGTTCGCCTACGTGATGATAGTTGTCGGTTCGCCTGAAAAAGTGCTTGACACAACACATTATGGGTCTCTTACTCGCCTCTCAAGCCTTTAGCTTTTTAAGGGCATAACCCAAAATACACAATGATTATACAAAACGAAGACGCACGTAACAGCTATGACGCTCAAATACCTGAATTTATGAAGTGGGCGCAACAACGAATAGCTAGAGAGGTTAAAGAAAACGAAGAGCTTGCTGATAAATACGGAACAGCGGACATTCATTCGCCTTTCATTAAAAAGACTAATAAATAATAATATGATAGTTAAAACCACTCCGCGACCGCCCTTATTTAAACCAGATACTGAAGCTATTTTAACCAGAGGAGTAAACGCATTAACTATGGCGTGTGACTCCTTGAACTCTCAGAACGAAGAACTGTTAGAAGAGATTAAAGGCTTGAACTTACAAATAAGCCGTCTTCAAGAAAAGATACTAGAAAACCCAGCAGACAAGGAGTAAAATGACAGACACGCTATCTCAAGAGCAGTTAAACGCTGATATGCAGACCCTAGGTCTTGGGCGCTATCGTTCGCGCAACGAATCAGCCAAGAACCGAGATGCTGAGCTTGAGACGCGCTATGGTCAGAGACTCATGAGAGCCTCTCTGCCTATTTATGTTAAGGCTATTGATGACTGGATGCTAAAGATTGCATTACAGAAGAATCAAGCTCGTTACCAGATAGACGTCGTCGACTTAGACTCTAAGCTAGTGTCGTTTGTTGCCGTTAAGGGTATCTTAGACAGCATCACCAAGAGAAAGCCCTTGTCTGGTGTTGCTCACCACGTAGGTGCACAGATAGAAAACGAGTGTCGCTGTGCTTTTCTTTTAGAGAATAACGAGGAGAAAGGAAGTGGCATACTGTTGGGGGCTAAGCGTCGCAAGGGGAAAGCCTCTAAGATACGCCACGTTCGCTCGAGCATGAAGCATGAGGCTTCAAAGGGGTTGATGGACGCTTGGGATAAGTGGAGCCATAGGGACAAGCTTAACGCAGGTTTACACCTTGTTGAGCTGTTGCGTACATCGACGTCGTTGATTGAATACGTCTACATCGTCGACAGTAAAAGAAAAAAGAAACCAACTAGGTATGTTACAGCCACCAAAGAAACTTTAGAATGGATTGAGAACTTCAACGAACACCGAGAGTTGCTTGAGCCATTCTGGTTGCCAACCATTGAACTACCTACTCCTTGGGAAAGCGTGTGGGAGGGAGGGTATGATACTAAAAACACCTCCCTTCCACTGTTGCCGTTCATAAAGACATCCAATATGGATTTCTTAAGGGACATAAAAGGTTCTATAGATGCTCCTATGCGTGCCACAAATCTTATCCAACAAACACCGTGGCGTATCAACTCCAAGGTTTTAGATGTCATGGGGTGGTCTTGGGAGAACTCTTTACAAATAGGAGATCTACCTTCTAGGGAGGACGAGCATCTACCACCATTACCCTCAGACTTTAAAGAAAACGAGAAGGCTAACAAGCAGTGGAGGCAGATGGCGGCTCGTGTGTATAACCACCGACTAAGCACCACCAGTAGACGCCTGTTAGTTGCCAAGGTTCTTTATGTTGCCAATAAGTTACGTGGCAATCGCTTCTTCTATCCATCTCAAGTGGACTTTAGAGGGCGCATCTACAACATCCCTGCGTTTCTTGGTATCCAAGGACCAGATATGAGCAGGGGGTTACTTGAATTTAACCGCCCATGTAAGATCAAGAATGATGAACAAGCCTATTGGTTGGCTATTCAAGGGGCAAACACCTACGGCAACGATAAGGTGACTCTAGACGAGAGGGTAGCGTGGGCTAGAAGCATAGCTAACGAGGTCGACAAGGTCGTACAAGACCCCAAGAACAACACCTTTTGGCACGATGCTGATTCACCTTGGCAGTTTTTAGCTTGGTGTTTTGAGTGGGCTGAGTATTGCGCTACGGGTGCGGTGACTTCTCGTCTCCCAGTTAACATGGACGCAAGTAATAACGGCTTGCAGATTCTTTCTATGCTTATGCGTGATCCATACGGATGTGAAGCGACCAACGTATTACCAACAGACACACCTGCCGACATATACCGAGTGGTGTCTGACAGTGTTGTTGCTAAACTAATCCACGACAGAGACACGGGGGGTAATCCCGTCGCTTCCGATTGGTTGAGCTTTGGGATAGACAGAAAGCTCGCTAAAAGACCCACAATGGTTTGGCCCTACGGTGGCACTTTTTATAGCTGTAGAGCCTACGTCGACGAGTGGTATCAAGACACACTTAGAAAAACTAGGTGTCCTAACCCTTTCTCAGAGGACTTACGCTATAAAGCTACTGGCTATCTTGCTAGGTTAACGTGGGCGTCAATTAACGAGGTGCTCCTTAAGCCTAAAGAATGTATGCAATGGTTACAGGGGGTAGCTCTTGAGCTTGCTAAGCACAAGCAACCAGTTCAGTGGGTGACGCCTTCTGGTTTTCCTGTATTGCAGGACTACCGCAAGACTCAAAGTCAGCACGTTCAGAGTCTAATCAACGGGGAGGCTACACATATCAAGTGGTATACCGACTCCTCTGACATCTCAGCCAGAAGACAGAAGCAGGGTATGTCCCCAAACTTTGTTCATTCCCTCGACGCTTCAGCCTTGACTGAGTCTGTAATACGAGCTAATGAATACGGTATATACGACTTTTCAATGATACATGACTCTTACGGAACGCACTCAACGTCGTGCGCTTTATTTGGAGATTTATTAAGAAAATCATTTTATGACATTTTTAGGGTTGACTTGCTTGCTGACCTTAGATACCAAGTTATTGAAAGACACCCAACTATAAACATTTCAGAACCACCACGCTACGGAGATGTAGACATATCAAAGGTCTGCGACAGCACTTATTTCTTCTGTTAGTAATAACACAACAACAACAACCAAAAAGTAAATAACAATGAGTAAAACAATACCAACACCTGTAGGAAAAGCCTACTACCCACGCATAGATACAGCAGACACGAAGTTCAACCCAGATGGCGTTTACAGCTGTAAGCTCCACGTCTCTGAGGCTGATTATAATTCGTTTGAGTTGATGATGAAGGACATCGTCAACAAAGCATACCAAGAAGAGTGTTCAAAACGAGGCGTGTCCTCGCTGAAGCTCGCAGGAACCTCACCTGTTCGTGTTACGAAAGATGGTGATTACGAAATATACGCAAAACAAGTAGCAAAGAAGGACACTCGCAAGGGTCTTCTTACTTTCTCTGTAAGTGTATTTGACGCCAAGGGCAACAAGCTAGAAGAAGTGCCCAAGATTGGAAGCGGATCGACCCTCAAGATGGGTGTCGAAGTCTTCCCTTACTTCACTGATTTGAATGGCTTCGGTTATTCACTAAGGCTCAAAGCCGTACAAGTATTAGACCTCGTTGAATATAACGCGGGTGATGCGTCGAGCTTTGGGTTCTCCTCCGAGGAGGAAGGTTTCACAAGCAGTGGTGAGTCACTAACAGAGGCGTTTGACGCTAATGAGAAGACGCTGGAGCAAGCCCCGTTCTAGTACTTACCGTTCTCGTTTTGAAGAGACCGTCGCCTCCTCTCTGTCTGAGCAGGGGGCGACTTTTTCTTACGAGTCCGTTAAGCTCAAGTATGAGCGTCAGTGCGTCTATACGCCAGACTTTATACTACCTAACGGAGTTGTAATTGAAGTAAAGGGGCGGTGGATAGGTTCAGATAGAACTAAACACATCGCCGTAAGAGAAAAGAATCCAGAGGTGGATATACGCTTTTGTTTCCAAAATGCTTACAACAAGCTGAATAAAAACAGCAAGACAACATACGCAGATTGGTGCGACAAAAACGGCTTCCTCTGGTGTCACAAAGAGATACCAAAAGAATGGCTGATTTAACATCACAACTCACACACCAGCCGTGCGATTCCTGTGGCTCTAGCGATGCTTTAACCGTTAACACAGACGGTTCAACCAAGTGCTTTAGTTGCGGGGAATTTAATCCACGCGCTCACATACACACACAAACAACATACACACCAATGACAAATAGTTTTATACAAGGGGAGACGCTCGACATCCCTTCAAGAAAGATAAACCGAGACACCTGTAAACGCTACGGATACACCGTAGGTAATCTAAGAGGTGAGCCTGTTCACATAGCCAACTACAGAAACATGGATGGCACAGTGGTAGCTCAGAAGTATCGCACCAAAGACAAGGGGTTTCAATGTGAAGGAACTCCTTCTTTTTTCTTTGGACAGCACTTAAATCCTAACGGGGGTAAGCGTGTGGTCATCACGGAAGGAGAGATAGATTGTCTTACCGTCTCACAAGTCTTTGATAATAAATGGCCTGTGGTTTCTCTTCCAAGTGGAGCGCAGTCTGCGAAGGGCACATTCAAAAAGAACTTTGATTGGCTCAGCTCTTGGGACGAGGTCGTTCTTATGTTTGACTCCGACGAGCAGGGCATCAAAGCGGCTGAGGAGGTTTGCAACATTCTACCCGCAGGTAAGTGTAAGATTGCCAAGCTCCCACTCAAAGACCCTAACGAGATGCTGTTGGATGGTAAGGGAAAGGACATCGTATACTCTGTTTATAATTCTAAGGTATGGAGTCCAGACGACATCGTCGACGGCGTTGAGATTTATGACTTACTAAAGAATCCTAAATCTAATGAATCTGTTCCTTATCCTTTCTACGGTCTCAACGAGAAGACTCGCGGTATTCGTAAGGGAGAGATCGTTACATTTTGTGCAGGGTCTGGACAAGGTAAGAGTCAAGTGTGTCGCGTTATTGCTCACCATCTGTTGACCAACACCGACAAGAACATTGGCTACATAGCCCTTGAAGAGTCTCTTGAAAGAACAGCACAGGGCATCCTAGGTGTCCACATGAATAAGCTCCTACACTTAGAGCCTCATAGTTTTACTGAGGACACTGAACAGGCATTTAAAGACACTGTAGGTAGTGGACGCTTCTTTATGTATGACCATTGGGGATCAATCCAGAGTGATAACTTACTTGGGCGTGTGCGTTACATGGCTAAGTGTATGGACGTCGAATACGTCGTTCTTGATCACCTCAGTATCGTTGTCTCTGGTCTAGGAGATGG